GAATTATTGAGGTATACATGTATAGTAGCATCAGCTGCAGCTATCTCAGCCTCGTACTTCTTCTCGAGTGCTTCCAACATCGCTCTTCTCATTTACAACTCCTTCTTTTTCTTTTAGTTTACTTTCTAATACTTCAATCTCACCATTTAGTTTTTTAATAATCTGATTGAGTTCTTTAACTAATTTAGTTTCAAGTATTAAACGTTCTGTACTCATTATTATTTCTCCTTGTGAATTACAACTCGGACACTGCTGTATGATTTCCACTGGATTCTCGATTGATTCCTTTACTTTGATATAACCGTTTCCATGGCATCTCTGGCATATTATCTTTGTCATAGTTTTTCTCCATATCATTTAAAGTTTTATTTAGTTTCTTTCTAACTAAATTATGATCTAGTTCTGCGTATTCACATACTTTAGCAAAATCACTATTAGGTAAAGTTACATAATCTAATTCGTGAAATCTTTTATTTTTATAAAAATCACTAAATTTAATTATGTTAGTCTTCACTTTAATTGCATCAGAAATTGCAACTATTAATACATTTCTCCATAAGTTTCTAACTGGATTAAATGTATCAAATTCAATCAGCGCTTTTTCGTAACTTGCCATTTAATTTTCTCGCTTTCTCGTTGATTAATATGTCTAAAGCTTTAGCTCTAGATACTTCTACTTCAGGTACTACTACGCGCCTGATCTTATCTAATTTGTCACAGCTCGCGTGTGAGAGTGCAACCGATTTATATTTACTTACGTCAGTCATTATTATATCCTTTCATTATTTATAAAATAATAATATAGGATTATTATATTTTTTTACAAGGTTGTCAATGAAGTTTTTTTTAACAATATATATTTGTTCAGTGGTTACACAAAACTGTGCTGAAGTGCCGGTTGAAAATCACAACTATAATAGGTTTTACGAAACGCATGGACAGTGTGTACAGAAAGGACTCGGTGAGTCTTATTCTATATTGTTTGATGGTAAGTTATTTAAAATAGATACTGTAAATGCTATGGAATTATATCCTAAATTTATGTGCGAGAAGACGGATAATCCAAAGGTTCCTGAGGAATCTGCTTCAACAAGTTAAACCACTGTTCCCTGAGGCCTGGATCCTTAGTCTTGTTATACTGACGCGCTAACTCATCAGCTTTATTTGTTATCACTCTCATTTCTTTATCGTTCATATTATCCCTTTCCTTGACCCTTATATCTTCGAGTCCGTTTTTGTCTTTTCTCGTTTTTATTTAAATTCTTTTTATGTTGTCGACTTCCTCTTTTCTTAGGCTTGTCCCTTACAACATGATCTTTAAATTTTTTAGCCATTATCTACGTTAGCTTTTAACCATTTTTTATCTAATTCATCTAATTTTAAATATCTAATTGAACCATTGATATGTTGTTTCGTATCATGTCCACAATTAGTACATCTATAAAAATCTGAAACAATTGCAACTAAGATAGCATCTTCTTCACACTCTTCACATTTACCATGTACCGTATCTATTTTTTGAAAAAATTTTACTGATTTTTTATCTATATAACTCATACTAAATCTTTTGCCTTTCCTATTATTGGTTTGTATTTTGTTTTACCTTCTGATTTATATGCATGCATAAATTGTTCACGTCTTCCTTCTGGTATCCAACTACAATGAATCCATCCACTGTTAGGTTCGCCTGGAGTGTAGAACTCGAGGATCAATTGATCTGTCTCAAGGTTCTGTTTGATCCAATCAGCGACTTCAGCATTGTCAACTCCAACACATTCGAAGTCTGCGGCCTCAGCTTTTGCATGCTGTGAATTTCTAGAACTACCAATCGCTAAACATAAATCTTCACTACGGAATCCTGATGTCACTTTCACTCTTCCGAAATGGTCCCGCACTGGCTGTAAAATATTTTCACAAAGTGCTTTTAGTTTTTCTATTTGACCTGAGTTAGGATTATTGTTGATACCTTTACGTATCGCAGTATCTGACTTGATAAGCTCCTGAAGGGAGAAATTTCTTGAAAGATTCATTTATTGACAGCTTAAACACTCATCGCTGTCATTGTCAAGAGCAGCTAAAGCTTCTTCCTTACAGTCTTGGCTACAAAACATATCTAATTCGTCTTTAGCCTCAAACTCTTTTTTACATTGTTTACAATTTTTGTTCATTTTTCTGTGATAATTTTTTTAATAGATTTTGATCCATCTATATTTGATTCAAGTTCTGCTTCTACCTTACCACACATATACTGAACATTAACATTTATGTCACGTTCTGCAAGTCTTTTTCCTTTCAAACAATCACTCATTGATTGTTGTATTCTATGTTCTTTTAGCTCACCTGCTATAAACATACAGAGAGCAACAACACTACTGATGACCGTTTCCATTTGCAAACTCCCGTTGTCTATCTTTTAATTTTTCAATATCTTTTAATGCTTTGTCCATTTGTTTCATAATAAATTCTATATTAACTTTGTTTGTCATGTTCATTTCTTGAGTCTGTTGCATTTTTTCTACTTGTTTATACAGATCTTCGATAAGCATGAACTGCTCAGAATCAGCGGGAAGTGAACCCATTAATCCTCTTGGCCATTTAATTCTAAACTCTGTATTCTTTTCAAGATCAGCTTCCATTAATTGTAATCTTGTGTGATGAGAATTTTGAGTTTCAATTAAACCAAAATAAGCCCAGGTGCCAATTGCAACCAGACCTATTAAACTAGCAACCGTTTTCATCGGCATCTGCACGGCGACTTCTTCTCCGATGTTGAGTGGTTTATTGGACACTAGGTCCTCCACATAAAGCTAATGTAACCAACATTATTATTAACAAACCTGTTGCGTAATAATTCATCCTGGCCACCTCTAACATTATTTAAACCAATTTAAAATTTTTCTCCACCAACTTATTTTTTTAGTTGGTACAACACACTGACACTTTTTCTTTTCAAAGTTACAGTCGATACATATATTTAGACTCATTTTTTCTCCTCAATATTATAAAACATTTTATCAGAATCTTCTGTTACCCAATCAGATCCTTCGCAGTCCCAGTACGTAGTTTGTACGCTATAGTCCGGCCAATCATTATCTGTTGTATAACTATTCACATGCCAAATGATCCTGTTGTTTGGCTGCGCTGCATAATTACCGTTTTTCAACGCTAATATGTGTGCACACTTGTGCTCTTGCGGAATTTCTGAATGTTCCGTGTTTAGTATATTAGTCTCTGGATGCGCCCAGTCAATAGTAAATAAATACTGGCCTTCGTAAAATTTTTTATCTTTACCTAAATACTTGCCGTCTATACCAGCCAACCAATCAAAACAATGGACACTAGGATAATAACTAAAGCAGTTCCACAGTTCGAGTTGATCCACTCGCATATCAGGCACGTCTTTTCTTTCAAACTCTTTTTGAAAGAATGCTGAAATAGGTAGTCTATAAAAGACCGCACCATTTGGTAACATGCAATGGAATAAGATTGCACGACCTGAAATAGAGCTAAGACCAAAGATAACACAGTCACTAGACTGTCCTTTATTTTTTTTAAGATCATAGAGATACTCCCTTCTTATTTTACAATAAATCGGCGGTATGTTAGCATTTAAATAAGCCATAGTACATTACTTTATTTCTCCCCAATTAGGACCGGATTCGTAGTCTACTTTATTAGGTACTTCTAAGTCAACTGCATTTTCCATAATGTTTTTTATTTTCTTAGCTTGATCTTCTGATTCAATAGAAAAGTCTAATTCATCATGAATCTGTATGTGTGATAAATATCCATTTTTATATAAATCTACCATTGCTCTTTTTGTCATATCAGCAGCACTACCTTGAATTAATTTATTTAATGCTTTGTATGTAAAAGCTCTACGTGTTGGATTCTTATGCCAATAGTTTTTCTTTGGCTTACCATCTTTGTCTTTAATAACATTACCTTCAAAGTCTTTTAGTATTGGACCCATCTCTTGTAATTCTTTCATACGTTCTTCATCTTCTGCTGGTATGTATTTACCCCAGTCACTACCATTTAATATAGGTTCATACTTTGGAAACCTACAACGTCTACCTAATAATGTTTTTATTTGTCCTTTGTTTAACGCTGCATTCATAACTTTATTCATCAACTGTTTTACAAATGGTGCTCTACCGTGATACTTTTTAAATAACTCATCAGCTTTATCTTTTGTTAAATCTAATTCATTCATTAGTTTTGCTTTACCCATACCATAAAACAATCCAAGATTAATTGTCTTTGCTTGTGATCTAGGTATTTCTGCCATCTCAGCTACAATTTTGTGAAAGTCTGTTGAAGGATCATTTTCATATGAATCTGCAATATCATTTACAGAAGGTAATTCAAACTTCAGTGAGTAGTGTGCAACCAATCTTGGTTCCTGTTGCGAGTAGTCAAACGTACCCCACTTGCAACCTTCCTCAGGTATAAATAAACTTCTTATCAATGGTCCTGTATCTGGGTCACGTGCTGGAATCTGTTGTAAATTTGGATTAGAATAACTAAATCTTCCTGTAACAGTTCCCCCATCATCAGATCTAATTTGATTGATGTCTGCGTGTATTCTACCCTTATGTTCGTGTTTAATAATAGAATCAATAAATGTAGTTCTAACCTTGTTTATTTTTCTAGCTTCTGCTATCATACGTACTACAGGATGTTTATGTGTAATAAGAAAGTTTTTAGTAAATGATGGCTCATCAGATTTCTCAGTTCTTGAATAAGGTAAATTTAATTTATCGAAAAGTGGAGCAATACTTCTTGCTGCCATTAACTGAACTTCTACTCCTGTTTCTATTTTTATTTGTTGTATTAGGTTTTGTTCTTTTATTGCCAGTGCTGTTTTCAATTGATTGGCTTTCTCGACATCTACCCGCACCCCTAGGAAGCGCATATCAACCAGACAAGGAAACAGATCTGTCTCAAGATTAAATACATCTTGTAAATCATCTTCAATAATTATTTTTTTAAATTTTTGCCAAAGTTCTAAAGTAATTTCAGCATCCGCTTCAGCATAAGATCCAACTTCCATTGCAGGTAATCTCCACATATCTGCTTTTGCATCTAGTCCTCTTTCTTTTGCAGCTTCTATTAGTCTTGCTTCGTTTTTACCTTTGTTTAGATAAGTCCAGGACATTGTATTGAGTGTATATGAAAATCTATTCTCATCAATTAATGATGCTGCAATCATGGTATCTACCACTAAACCATTGATTTTTATACCCAAATTACGTATCCAACATACATCATACATTGCGTTATGAAATATTTTTGTAGCTGGTGATTCACATACATCTTTAAACCAAGATAAAACTTTTGTACGATCCAAGTTTGGACCAATCTCATGAGCGATAGGAAAATAACCTTTCCAACCATCAACAGCAACAGCTATACCTACAACTTCACCATTACCTATAATGGCCCCTGAACCCAGTTTCTTTAAATCTGGATCACGTGTTTCTAAGTCAATTGCAATTTCATTAGCTGATCTTAAATCAGGATACTCTGTTGGTGCTAACCATTCTGTTTGTGGTATAATCATTTCTTTAATTTATTTAAAATTTCTACTATTACATTAACATTATTTTCAGATAAATAAAGCGCTGCTCTACATAAACCTTCTAGGTTATCTCCAAGTTTACCTATACCTTGATTACATAAATGACAAATCCATCCTCTAAATTTTTTAGTTTCGTGGTCGTGGTCTAATTGAAATCCACCATATTCTCTATTGTCTCCTCTTCTTTTTAGTTCATTAACTGTAATACCACAGCAAGAACATTCATCTGGTTTAGGTGGTGCATTAAATTTTAATTTTTTTATTAACGCATTACTTTCTCTCATACACTCTTTACATGAGCCATTTCTTTTTTCTTTACCATAAGAAGCTGACCACCAATAACCAAATTTTTCTACAGGTAAATCTTTCTTACATGTGTTACAATACTTTACACCTTTCTCTGTTGGAGAAATAACATCTATCTCTCCTGTAAATATATTTAACTGTAAGTCTTTGTCTCTCACTTCTTTTTCATATCCTTCATTGTTTTAATTTCTAATTCACAATAATGAATTATCTTTTCAAGATCTTGAATGCCTGCTTTGTTTTTATATCTGCAAACATATTTAATTACGTTGCCCTGAAAAAAAGAAAGATCGTTTTTTGATATAAATTCATAAGGTTGAATGTGAAAGTCTCTGTAGTGACTCCCACCTATCTGCTTATCTTGTGGAAATGAATCCTTAAATATATCTTTGTGTGTCATTTTAATACCTCCATTATGTTGATGACAAAAAATGTTAATGTAATTGTGATAAATATATCTGATGTTATTATTCTCATAATTGATATCCTGTTCGTTGTATTTTTGCTTTTAGTTTATATAGGTTATTTCTTGCTCTTGTGGTTCCTACGTACCAGACTCTATGTTCTTCATCATTTTTCTCTTGACTACGTTTAATGGATTTAAGAATTTTCTTTCCCATATCCAAACATAAAATTACGTTATCTTCTTCTCCACCTTTTGCTGCGTGTATTGTGGATAGCCATATTCTAGCATCAGTATTTAAATTCTCTCCATTGTCCAACATGTTTTTTATATATAATTTTTCTTTTTCATCTGCTTCAACAAATGCATCAAACCAATCTTTGTTTCGATTCCATTCAACATCACCTGTATATTCTTTAATATCTTTTATAATTCTATCTTCTAATTCCTGATGCCTGGTCCAAGACTCGTATTGCATTGCAGCTTTGTACATGGTCACTGAAAAACTTTTACCTTTATTCGTTTCATAAAATAAATCTTTACGTTTTAATTCTTCAGCTATCTTTACTTGTCTAGATATAGTTCTACTTAAAATTAACCACTTACCTTTAGTCAAATCTACTTGACTCAGGTTACCTATCGTAAATGATTCTC